CAGATGGATGGCGCACAATGGGTCGTTCAGGAACGTGGACTGATGGGGGAGCTACCTAATGTGTAGAAAAAACTTAATCCTGTTACTTGTGAGTCTCTTGCTCTATGCTTGCCAAGAATCTGAAGCAAGAATGAGCTTGATGATGCTTGGTGGCACAATACAACCAAGCTATTCATGGCAGTGGGACGGGGATCACCCATCTGGTGAAACGTGGTCGTATTACAACAACGGAGCAGCATCAAAAAATTATACCGGCTGGGACTCAGATCGTATCGACTCGGCCTATGGAGAGTCGGGGAACGGGGTACAAATTACGGACGTAGATCAGTACGTGACCTATGCCGTTTCCTCAAACGACCTCATTGACGATGCGATTGGAACCATATGGATGAGTGTTAGAAAGTCCGGCACGCCGACTAATGCCTGCACCATTTTTGAGGCATACTATGATGCTTCTAATTATATATCTGTAAGAATCAACACATCAGATGAATTTACCATTAAATTCCAGAACGCAGGAAGCACTGATTTTGCGATTTCTACAAACACGATAGGCAACTCCTCGTTTGAGCGTGTGGCGTACACATGGGACGTAGCGAACGACAGACACCAAACAAATGTTGGATCTTCGTGGAAATTAGAGTCCGAAACATTAGATCCATTTACGACAGACATTTCCGAGTTGTCTATGGGCGAGCATTATTCTGGTGGTGGTAGCCCATGTGGTGTAAACGTGGACATTGACGATATTTGGATTGTTCATTCTTGGGAGGCTACAGATCCGTCATGAGACAGTTCGTCTACATCCTTGTCTGCCTACTGCTGTTAGTAACCAACGGAGTGTGTTACGCAACGGTCACGAACTGCACAACTACCGCGCAGGCGGTCACTGCGTTCAGCACCGCAAGCCCTGGTGACACAATCATTCTCGCAGACGGTACATATACAAGCGAAAATTTCGACTTTTCCGGTACAGGAACGGAAGCTGCACCGATCACCTTCCGACCCCAAACCCTTGGTGGTGCAATCTTTACGGGTGTTACAAACATAGAAATTACTGGCACCTGGCTTGTAATGGATGGCTTTAACTTTGAAGAAGCGACAGCCATTGATGGCGATACTCCGATACTTGGAATTATCGGTGGTGATTATTGCAGGATTACGAATTGTTCGTTTATTGATTGCGGAGAAGGTGGAAACGATCATATATACTTTAGGTGCATTTATCTGACTACCACGGCGACTTACAACAGGGTAGACCATAATTATTTTGAGGGGTCAACATATATCAGCATACAGATACAGCATCAGGACACAGATGTCTACAACTATTACAATACTATCGACCATAACTATTTTAAGGACATTGTGCAACTTGGTACGAATGATTGCTGTACCGGCATACTAACCGGACCAGGCGGTGTGAGCGATCAGCTGCCTAATTACACCACGATAGAATATAACCTGTTTGACAATGTTGATGCAGATCCAGAAATGATCTCGAATAAATCATCTAATAATATAATCCGGTACAATACATTTCAGAACTCAGATGCAATGCTTAGTTTACGGGGCGGCAACAACGTCTTGGTAGACGGCAATTTTCTGTTGAACAATCTGAACGGAATTAGAATACACGGTGAGAATCATGTCATCATCAACAACTATATATATGGGATGTCCTCTACGGGCATTGTAGTTCCGAAGGGTGGGGAAAACTACGGAGCGACGAGCAACTGCACAATCGCCCATAATACAATCGTTAATTCCACACTCTACGGTATGAGGCTAGGGCAGAACTTCGGCACTTCTGGACCATACAAGGACGCAGAGGACGATGTGTTTTTCAAAAACGTGGTCCTCCAATCTACTGGCACGATGCTGTATGAAGAGAACGCACTTGTTGATCCTGTATGGACAGACAATGTGGTGTATGGCACAGCAACGCAGGGCTATACGGACTCGGGGATTGCAAACACCGATCCTGGGATAGCCAGTGACGGCACAGTGTACCGTATCAGCAGCGCAGAATCGGCAGCGGTGGATTACAGCAGCGCGGTAGCCGGGGTGGACGGTGACGATTACGACATGGACGGGCAGGCGAGAGATTCCGACCCAGATGTTGGCGCAGACGAGTGGGTGGTAGGTGGTGAGCCACGGGGCATATTGACCGCAGCCGATGTGGGGCCTTCATGGGTGGAAACAGGCATACACGGATGTACGATTGTAGGTGGAACTATACAATGAACAGGCGCATAAAGCATGTACGGATTTCAGTCTTGCTATCTTTGGTCCTGCTGCCGACAGTAGCAGCAGCGGACCGAATATTTTCAGATGGATTCGACATTTATAGCACAACTCGATGGGACAATACTCACGAGGATGTCGTCAAATCAAGCAATTTTATTAGTGGGGAATATGCGCTTCGCAGGGAATTAACGGATGGCTTCTCTACAGGATCTTGTGATAAGGGTTTTGCTGACAATGCACATTTCACGTCACTACCAGCCAACGGAAAAACCCGTGATGTAACTATAGAGTTGCAATACATGGTTACGGATCTCACCCCGCTGCCAACAGACGGGTCAATGAAGATTGCAATCATCGAATCTTGGCCGGATACATCATACCCATCAACAGCCCAAAAAAGTTTTCAGGCTATCCTAGAAATAGACGGAAGGGCAGCGCATCACAACGAATTTGTTGTGACGATCAAGCGAGAGGGAGATGATCCAGAGGATTTTCCCTATACTTACTATTCTGGAGTCACGGCTGTAGCGGATACCGTCTACAGGCTGAGACTCAGGGCGATGCTAGACACTCCGTATACAGCCTCAAACGGTGTGGTGCAGCTATCTATCGGCGTGGGTGCAAACGGCACGTTTGCCAGCAATCAAATCGACGTAAGCAACGGCGAGTTTATCCTAAATGATAGAGAAGGAGGTGACATACCGAAGGGCCTGAACGCAATCATGTTGACCGCATACACGGGGGGGTCTGGAAACTCAGGAGGTGCGGGGGAGTACGCTTATTGGGACAAGGTTCGGATATATGACAACGAAAACAACATAAGTGCGACCAGGGTGTTTTACAAAAATTACGACGATACTGACGGAGACAAGACCACAATGGTAGATGTATTGGCTGCGTCTGGAATGACTCATGTGGGCCGCACAAGTGGGATGGGTTTCGATGGGGATCACTCGATCACAGATGATTCTAATTGGGACGGCGGCTCGGGATACTCACACATTGTCTGTCACGGTAACGATGATACGGGATCGCAGGACCAGTATGAAGACGTAGGAGAATCTTCTACCGGAGAACATTACGTTTCGTTCTGGTATCGAATAGATGCAACTTATGCGATTAGCCCTAATTATTCCCATAAGTATTTTCGTGCATGGCACAGTTCCGACCCCAACATGAACGACATAATGCAGGAGTTCCATTTAGTTGGAGGATCCGGTGGCGATTATCCTATGGATGCTGGTCCACTAGTAGATAATGTTTTGACCACAGGGGATCGTGTGGGCTTTTCTTATGAACCTGCTCACGAAACGGAAATGTCCGAAGTAAATTTTCGATGGCACCAAGTTGAGGTGTATTTTTTGTATGACACACCCGCCGGGGCTGGTGACGGTACACAGACGATTTGGGTGGACGGCACGAGGGTAATGCACGATAGCACAATACAACTAACCAAGGAAGGCTATCCTAGTTATACCCGCTTTTCCATGCCTAGCAACAAATCCGACTCATCCGAGTGTGATAATTGGTATGTTGACGAGTTGGAAATTTGGGAGGGGATGCCAGTAGTCGTAGTTGTAGAATCAGAACCAGATATCCATGTTGAAGGTTGTACCATAGTCGGAGGGACTATACAATAGTTTTTAGGAGAACTGATGCTTGATCCAAAACAAATTGATATGCTGTTGAGTTTTCTGGCTGGAATGGGAGCGTTGTTTGGAGGGTACAAAGGGTACAAGTTTGTCAAACCTGACATGAAAGATGGGTGTCCTATCATTGGAAGCCACAAGACCCCTCTTACGAAAGAAGAGCACGACGAACTGTGTACGTTAAAGTTAGAGCCAATCAAAAAGGGTGTTGATGAGATCAAACATACAACTCATCTCAATCATATTGAAATGGACAAAAAGTTCAACAAAGTAATGGACGAAATACGGGACATCCCTCGAAAGGTGCACAATGGGGGGAAGCGATGAGAAAGTGGAAACCTGAAAAAGAAGTGCCAAAGCTTCTTCACAAGCATGGATTTGAGATAAGAGGGAAGAAACTTCTTACGTTGTACTACAACACAAAATTCTACATAAGCGATGCTGTTCCTATGTTGGGGATAACCCTTAGTAAAAGTAAAGTTTACTTCGATTCAATCATTCTTCCATGCACCTACAGAAAACAAGCTCAATCTATTGTTCATGAACTTACCCACGTTGCTCAATTCTTGGATATGGGTTGGGTTAAGTTTATGGCAACTTACGTCAAGGAGTGGGTCAAGGCTGGTTTCAGCTACAGGAACATGAAACACTTTGGGTTGGAAAAAGAAGCTTACGATAATGAATGCAGGTTCAAACTAAGAGCACTTGCTTGAGGTATGTATGCCATTAAAAAAGGGAACCTCAAAAGCAACTGTCCGTTCTAACATTGCGGAACTTCTTCACTCGTTCAAGAAAGGGGGGAGTTTTGCCAAGGGTAAATCCAAACGCAAGGCCCGACAAATGGCTGTAGCAGCAGCTTTCGATATGAAAAGGGGAAGTAAGAAATGACAACCTTTGCTGAATTGAAAGACCTTGTGTACAAAAACATTGGGCGGGATTCTACAGACTCATTGGCATCGGCTGTTGTCCCGGCTGCAATTAACTATGCGATCAAAGCTGCTTCGGTCCTGTTCAAACCTCCTGAATTGTATGCGACAGAAAATGTCGTTATTTCAAATGGGACTTCATCGAAAGAGTTTACAACCGAATACATTGACATTTTGACTTTATACAATGTTACTGATAGCGCAAACATGTATTTTGTTCCTTATGAACTTTTCTACGTGATTATTCCTACTCACCCAACTGCAAAGTATTACACGTTTCTTGGGGATTTAATTATTGTCAACTTGAATGTTACTGCTGACACAACAGTTCGTGTAGCGTATGTCGGATACCCAACTGAGCTATCTGACGAAGCAGATGAGGTGGAGTTTGACCAGCACGATGCATATATCGTTTCCGCAGCAACAGCAATTGCCTTCGCAGCTATGGAAGAGAATGAAACCGTTGACATGTGGGCCAAGGTTGCTGAGGCTATGGGCCTTGGAAACCTCAAAGCAGCACAAGCCCGAGAGTTCATGGCGAACAAACTTACCTACTTAGAGTCAGCCGTAACAGGCTCTCTAACAGGCGTTGGGAGTGAATAATGTCTAACACTACGTATGGGGAATTGATCCGTTTGGTGATGCTCAACCTTCACCCAAGGACAGATGGTATTACACGGTTAGCTGTGGAGCAAGCGATCAATGACGCTCATAAAGTGATTGCCTGTGCCCATGACTTTGACGAGTTAATGGTGCTTGACACAACAAATGCTGCTACTGTGGATGGGACAAAGATGTATCATATTGAAGATGACCTTGGACTTGTAAATCCAAAAGACATCTACTCAATCAGGCTTATGGACGATGCCGAATCACGCAAGCTCACGTATGTTCCTTTCAGAGAATTGGATAGAGTCATTCCTTATACAGAAATTGTAGGTGAAGGCAAGCCTAATTGGTACACGATGCGTGGGAAGTACATTGAATTTTATAGAATCCCTGATGACGCATACGACTTGTACATCCAACACAGTCAATGGCCTTTAGAACTTTCTGACGAAACAAATGAGACAAGCTTTGAAAACATTGATTATGCAATCGTTGCGTTGGCAAGTGATATGGCTCTCGCTTCATTAGAAGGTGGGGGAAGTGATTGGTTAGCTCGTGCCAAACAGCTTCTTGGAGGGGGCATTCGTGAAGAAGATAGAAAGCCCGACCAATTCCTTTGCGCTCAACCGTTCAATCCTCTTGGGGATGCTCACATGGGAGAGTATTGGAACAACCCTTGGGTGAAGAAACAACCACAATAGGAGCATTGAGAGATGGCAAATACAGTTACATGGGATGCTAATTTTGAGGCAGATCCCGATGATACTGATGCTGCAAATGCAGGTGCGAATGAGATTCGTGAACTGAAGTTGGCAATCAGTGAACGGCTTGAAGAGGAGATGAACTTCAAGGCAGGGTCAAGCCCTCTATTGAAGCCTGGAATTGCAGCCGTAATCTATGAAGGGAATACTACTGACATTGGTGCGCTTGCGAATCACGCTAACGGTGCGATGGCTATTGATACGACTACATGCTCGTTGAAACGCTCCAACAGTGTTTCGTTCTCGAATATGGTAATCAACCATAATACCCTTGCTGACCGGACAAATGCAACAGCGCACACACAGTACTTGCTTCTTGCAGGAGGCAATGTTACTGGAAATATCTCGATGGCTGCTACGAAGACAGTTGATGGGGTTGATGTTTCAAACTTAGCTAATGCTGCAAATGGGGATTACCTGTCAGGGACATTTTCATCTGCCAATGCGAATGCAAATAATGTTGCCTCTTCAGATGGATTTATTGTTGCATATGCTAGTTGCACTTCAATAGAAGTGTTGATTGCTGGAACTAGGCGGGTATACAACACTTCTGCATCAAATGCTGTTTCAAGTTCTGTTATGTGTCCTGTTTCCAATGGTACAACATACCGAGTTAACTTTGCTAATGTAGCTGGAACACCATATGTCTACTTTGTAGCTTTAGGTGCTTAGGATGTTCGATTGTAAAACAAAACGAAGCCCGGCTTTACCAACAGTTCCTAGTCAAGCAGAGTGGGAAAAGTTTGAGCAAATTGTGAAGTGGCGAAGAAGCTGTTTGGAAGTGTTCGCTCAACATCACCAAGACACGTTTGACGACATTCGTGACATTGCAAGCAGGTTATCACCAACGATCAATTTGTTCCCTTGGGAAATGGATGTCGATGCTGGAAATTGGGCAGCGTCTACAGAGGCAAACCAGCTTTTCAACGGGTACTTTGTGAACACTTCTGCCAATGCAAATGATGCACTTGTTGCGAATCTATTCCTTGCTCAAGGTGTCTACGAGTGGAATATGGTTTGCGTAACGGAAGGCAATAGTGCCATCGCTTCGCTTATGGTAGGGTCGGATGCTGTAGCAAATGTTGATTTGTACTCAGCGAACACGGTGTATAATTCAATTCAAACTACAAGTAACATTGAGATTGGTGAGACAGGGAACTTTTGTGTGTACGTAAAAGCGTTGTCTAAAAATGCGAACTCAAACTCTTACTACATGTACATCACTCAAATGTCTTTGCGGAGAGTTTCTTAATGCGTAAGCAACCATACCCAATAGCACAACTCACAGGGGGCTTGGATGTAAGCGTTGATCCTGTGTTCTTGCTTGATAAGGCAAGTCCCAATGTAGAGAACATTCGTATTGACAAAGCCCTTATCAAAAAAGGTCTTGGTCTTAAAGCATTTAGTACTGACCTTCCCCTTGATAGTGCAGTCATGTTGATTGATTCGTTCCCTCAGTCTGATGGCACAACGGATTATATATTTGTCACTTTGGATTATGTGTATTCGTACAGTTCATTAACAGACACATTCACAAACATAAGCCAACAGACATCCCCCCCAACACCCGATGCTTTCACAGGGGATCTTGACAATCAGTTCTGTGGGTGTACCGCTATCAAGTCCGATGGCTCAGATGTTTACATTCTAACCAATGGCGTTGACGTTCCTCAGATGTGGGATGGGAGCGATGAGTTTGAAGACTTGACAGGATGGACTACAGTCAAAGCCAAAAACTTTGTGTATTGGAAAAACCGTCTTATCGCTGCCGGTACTATCGAAAGTGGAACGGCTTGCCCAAAAAGGATTCGTTGGTCCGTTGCGGGAGACATCACAGACATAAGCGGTACAGGGTCAGGGTTCTTTGATCTTGTTGAAACTGCTGACTTCAATGTTGCCTTCCTCGTGATGAAAGATAAGCTTTATGTGATCAAGGAACGGTCGATTTGGGAACTTGAGTATGTAGGTGGTACGACTGTGTTCAATCCAGTATTGAAGGTTTCTGCTGTGGGAAGTTACACACCGCATGGGGCTGTTCCGTTGGATGAAGAGATGATCTTTTATGGGACGGACAATGTTTACTTGTTTGACGGGTTCAGCCTGAATCCGGTTGGGACACAAATCTACCCAAAATTGTATGAGACAGACAGCAGAATTGTTAATGCCAGTGTAGCTACACGATTCCAGGCAGCTTATGTAGAGGAGTTGCAGCAATACCTTTTATGCGTCGCAAGCGGAGAGAACACTGTTCCCAATCTTGTGTTTGCATATGACTTCAACAATGGAGCATGGACAGTCAAACAACAAGAGGTTACAGCTATTGGGTATTTCGATGTGGGAAGCAGTTTGCAATGGAATGAGCTAACAACCACTTGGGCGAATTGGGTTGGTGTATGGAGATCAGCAAGCCTTCCTGACGCAGCCCCAACAACCCTGTTCGGTGACACAGACGGTAATGTTTGGGAAGATGATCGCTTAACAACCAGCACACAGTATATGTGTTACGAAACAAAAGACTTTATCTTTGAACATGCTGTAAGGTGGGTTGAGTTTAGGGTTCAAGCTAGGTATGGGCCTTTTAGTGTCAAGTATTCAATTGACGGTGGGGAGAATTGGTCATCGGAGAAGTCGTTCTCTGTGTCTACAGATTGGACAGAGTACGCTTGGTTCCTGAACCTTACAAGTGCAAAGATCCGTTTTCGGATTGAGTGTGACGCAAGCCAACTTGAGATCAAGTGGTTGGAGCCATGGTACATTGAACGCAAACGCAGCAAGGTTTTGGTGACTTCATGAAAGTCCTTTATGATATTCCTTTTGAAGATGTTCAGGAAGAGTTGATTGCCCAACTGAACAGTTGTGATTACACATATGAGGACTACTTGAAGTATTGTGAAATATATAATGAGCTTCCTATCTATTGGAACTATGCCATCGTTGATGATGATGAGATCGTGGTGTTTACGTGGGGAACCTTTGAACCCCTTGAGCAATACATGCACATTGTAAGGGTGACAATGCTCAAGCGGGTACGCAATCATGGGGTGAAAATGCTCATGATTGATTGTTTAGAAACGATTCGGGACAGGTTGGGTGCTAAGTATGTATTCTGCATATCTACATATGCCGACTCCATTGTGGCACAGTCCAATGGTCGATGCAAAATACCAGAAGGAAAAATCGTGGAGGTATTGAAGAATGAAAATTTATACTAAGCTTGTAATCGACATGGCAAGCAACGAAGTTCTTGAGGAAGAGAGCTTTGATTATGATGGGCCATTGGATCTTTGTTTCGACTTTGGTGGAGGGAGTGAAAGTTCTTACAGCCGACCTGTCAAACTGTATAACTGGAACAAACCCCAAAAGCTACTTGCCAAAAAACTTTTCAATCAGCTTTACAGAGGCGTTACAAGCGAGGTTCCAAGTTATCCAAAACAGATGTTTGTACCTGAAACAAGTTATGAAACGGATTACTTGACTCGTGGGTCTACGTTGGCTGATGACCTTGCCAAGATCAGGGCTGATGCAATGGCTAGACTTGACACCGAAAAGGCCAGGAGCGAAGGCATCGGACAACGGCTGCTGCAACCCGCTTACGAGATCACACCTGAAACGACTGAACAATATTACCAAGAAGCGATCCGCAACCCCGCTATGCAAGAGTGGCGTGAGATTGTTGAGCCTTCAATACGTGAAGCCTACGTTGGGCCTGGGTATTGGGGGAGTGAACGGGCAAGGGGGATTCAAACAGGAGCCGAGCATCTCGCTACAAACCTTATGCAACAGCATGGGGAGTTGATGTATAAGGATGAGCAAGCCCGAAGAGATGCGTTGACCCAAGCGATGGATCGGTACGCACAATACGAGTCCACGTATGGGCCTGAGCTTGCGAAGCTTTACGCTGAAGAGGATTTGAGGGCCACGCAGGGGCAGCTTGATACGGAACGGATGATGGCAGAAGAGGCGCAAACCAAGGCTGGATACTCACGAGGCATTGAACAGGAGAAGGTTGTTGCAGACTTCCAAAGGTGGTTGATGGGTGAGACTGTTGACGGTGTGCAAAGCGGAGCGAACAATCCATACTATCAGTTGATCTTCCAGGCTCTAGGGTTGAGTCCGTTCTCGTATGGGACGGAGAGTGAAGGGAGTGGGTCTAGCTTCAACATTGGAATATTGGGGTAACTTTATTGGAGGGATATTAGATGCCTGATTTCAGTTCGACAATGGCTGATATGATTGTTCGTAGCCGACCACAGCAAGCTCCTGGGCAGACGCTACCAAGGATGATCCCCGGTCCTATGGGGATGAAGGGGAGTATGGAGAAGACGGATGTTAAGGTTGGGATTAATGCCGGGGCAATTGCTAGGTTGCTTGGGTATCGTACTCCTGAAGAGAAAGCGCAAGCTGCAAAAGACTTGGCATCTAAGGTTGCTGAGATGTCACCAGATGAACAAGAAAACTTTTACAACGATGTTAAGATCCAAACGATTCTTGAAGGTTTTGAGAAAGCTAAAACAGGGTACACCTACTTGAACCCCGAAACAAACCGCCGGGAGTTAGTGACTCCAAGCCGTGAGGTGATGGCACTAAAAGCGAGTGGTGGATCTAAAGCAGCAATCTCAGCGTATGGTTCACCTGAAGCAAGGAAAAACATGCAGAGTTACGAGGAAGCTATTTTGGATAAACAAGAACAACTGTTACGTACTCGCCCAATGACTGAAGCAGAGCAAGCAGAGCATCAAGCGCAAATGGGATTGATAGGGCTTCAAAGACAGCAGCTTCTTTCTAAAGAGCGTATGTCCAAGCTTGAGCATGATGAAGTAATGGCAAATCTTGTTAAAGAGAACAAATACATTGACGCAAGGATCTTGGCAACCCAAGCTGAGATTGAAGCGCACAAGGCTCAAACCAAGGAATCTCGTGACAGGGCAACTGTTGCAATCAATGAGTATCATGACAGGTTTTTTGTTGATGGATTCTTAAACATTCCTGTCAATGCAGACATTTCAGAGGAGGGGATGCTCCATAGAGGGGCAGTCCTTGCAGGAGATGCAGAGACACAGATCAAGGAACTTGCAGGCATCGGCGCACCGGATCAGAACATGGAAGCGGTTGTGATGCGGTATTTCAAAGCCCTCAACGATCCTACTTCTGCTGACCCTGAGAAGAAAGGGCTTCTTAGCTTCTGGAAAGAAGGCAAGTATAGTAAAGCAGGTGACAAAACAATGGAGATTATGAAGGCACATGTCTCTAATGCTGCTGAGGTTCTTCGAACGTACATGGATCTTCCAGGGGAGAACGAGGAAGCAGCCCGTGGAGCGAGCTATGAACTGGCATCTAGGTTCATTGCACTTGCACGAAGAGCAGATGATTCGGATGCTTATGTGTATGAAGCATTGCGGAAGGCCGGGTTTGGTGACGAGGACTCACGGCTTCTTGCTAACTATGGTGCAGCGCATCCTGAAAAAATGTCAATTGAAGTTGCAAACGAACCACTTGAATTACCACAGCTAGAAACTCAAGAACGCCCAACTTCATCTTCGTCAGGTAAGGGGGGCTTGTTGAATGTTGATGTTGCTGCGATGGGTGAGAATGTACGTCAGGGTCTAAAAAGCACTATTGACAAAACAACAAGTAAGATTGCAAGTTCTTATGAGGGTGAGGAAGAAGCAATCCAGAAAGCTAAAGAACGTCTTAGGAATAAAGGCGGGAGATAACCAATGCCAAGAGTTCCAGTAGAACCACTTATCAAACTTACCAAGGCCCAATTGAAAGCCCTTGCAGAACGGAGTGTGGTTAAGAAGGGTGTTGTGAGTGCCGAAGCTAGAGATGCGTTTTCAGGTGTTGCACCTTTAGCTGAGAGGGTTACTGGAACACTCACACCAAAGGCTACCGAAAGCCTTGGGATGAAGCCTTTTGAACGCCTTCCAATTGCTGAGGCGAGACAGAAGTATTACTCCAACCCTGAGATGTACACGCCTGGGAGGGCTGGTCCTCCTGCACGAGAGCTAAGACCTTCCATTCCCGGCGAAGAAGCTGAAGTTGGTGCGGGGCTTGCCTTTGAGAACGTAAGGACCGTTGGGGTTGACACACCCAAGGCCAGGGCAGAGCATTTGATGACAACGCCTTACGCAGAGATACAGACGAATGAGGCACATGCCGAGCGCATTTGGGCAATGATGGGTGGGCGACGAACCATGTTTGGCAAGATGTGGGAAAGGTTACGGGCAAGCTCTAGGCAGAACAGCACGATTGACACAGCCGATGGATACTTCAAGAGTTCGTTCATTCGGTGGATGGATGACCCAAAAAAGTTTTCCAAGGCATACCCAAGGGAATCAAAACTTCTTCGTGAGACATGGAAAGAATACTCTAGTGACATGTCAGAAGGTGGAGTTAAAGCATGGAACAATCCTTCGCAGAGGCGTTTGAGGCCATCCGTAGAAACGAAGATGCAAGTCGAACCCCAACAAGAAGGACGGCTTCACCTCGATCCTACGACGAAGACTACTCGTTTGAGGAAGGCTTCCAGAGAGTAAGACAACACGATATTGAGAACCAACAAAATACTTTTCAATCCTCTATGGAACGTGTTCGTATTGCTGACCCCGCATCAAGGAACGTTCCTCAGCAAGAAGAAACCTCCTGGGGTGACATCGCTAAAGAGATTGCCATTGATGCTGCTCTGTGGGTAGGCTCCGGTGCGATTGCAAGTGCGCTAGGTGCTACAGGTGTCGGCTTACCGCTTGCAGCAGCAGCCATTTACACAGGAAGCAAGATGGCTCAAGAAGCCGTTACAGGGGAGCATCAACAATCGTTAGTCGAGATGGGTGTAGAAGCTGCAACGGGAAGCAACATGTCACCTGCTGCGGAGTGGGCAGCACAAGGCATTGAGAGTGCGCTTTTCTTTGGTGCAGGGGCCAAGACAATTGGTAAGCTTGTAGGTGGGGCATCGAAACAGGCGTTGAAGGGTGTGGATCTTGTTGTGCAAAGGCCAACGGTTCAGAAGGCTGTTGGTGCGGCAAGGCAAGTGGGAGAGATGGCGAAGCCGGGGCTTACGTGGTTAGATAGGAATATTATGATCGGATCGGAGCGTTCGGTTAGGGAAATGTTTATTCCTGGTGCTGAACGGTTGCAAAGAAGTCCTGAACTTAGGTCACGAAACACTGCCAAAGTACTTCGCAAGGCCGAACAACAGAAAAGACTTGTTGAACAACTAGGTGGGCAGTTGGAAAAAGATTTGGCTGAAGCACATCTTAGTGATAAGAAACTTGTCAATGAGTGGTTCAAAGCATTGCATGACACAGATAAACAAAAGACTCTGTATGGCAACATGTCGTCTAAAGCAAAGGTAGCTGTAGACAACTATGAACATGGTTTGATGCAAACAAAAACAAAGTCTGAGTATTACCAAGCGTATGCTGAAAGTGTTCCTAAAGCCATGAAGAAAGTTATTGTTGATGACTTGGGAGATCCGTATGTCCCACATGGGATTGATGATTTTATTAAATCTTTCGAGGCGGGGCTGTCTGAGAACGCTTCTCAAAAACAAATCCATAAAGGCATTAAAAACCTGTTGAATGATCCAAATGTTTCTAATGAAACTAAGCAGTACATGAAAGATCTTTGGAGCTTCGGTGCAAGGGGGCCAAGAGCGTTGACCAAAGCTGCTCACGAAGCAAGTAGAGATTATATGTTTAGTAAGTTAAAGACAATGTATTCCAAAACAGGCAGTGCAGGGAAGGCCAACTTTGAGCGGATGACCAAAGGTCCATTGACAGGGTATTGGATACCAAGAGACTTACGCTTGCAGCTTGATGACTATGACACAATTGAACGCTTGGCTGAAGGAACAGGTTCAAAGCTTTTGTCTATGTGGAAGACGGGCAAAACGATCATGCGTCCAGCGTACCACTTCAGGAACCTTTTCTCCAACGCAGTCCTTGCTGATTGGGGTGGGCTTAGTGTTTACCGAATGGACATTTACCGCAAGGCGTTCAAAGAGATGCGTGAGGGTTCACCAAGATGGTTACGGATGAAAAATGATGCTGCCCTTGCCACGTTTCATCAGAATGATTTGATGATTACCGGGAAGGGAATTGAATTTGAGTCAAACATCTTTGATCACATTCATAATATGTTTGTCAAGGCAACAACCAAGAGTCCATTCTCTTATACATCAAAGGCTACAGGTGAAAAAGTTCCCCTTAGCCTTGCAGGACTTCAGAATGCTGAAGAAAGTTTTTTCAAGTTTGCCAAGTACATTCATGCCATAGAGGAAAAAGGATTGAGTCACGCTGAGGCAATCCTCGAAGCACAGAAGTACCTGTTCAACTACGGGGAAGCTTCCCTTGGGGCTGCAAAGCTTAGAAAGTTTTGGGTTCCCTTTGCCACTTGGTACACAAAAGTAATTCCTCTTGCTGTTGACACAGCGGTTCACCATCCAATCAGGTTCGGCAAGTGGGCTGCATTTGGGATGGCAATGCAGAACTACGCAATAGATCAAGTAGGACTTACGGATGAAGAGTACGAGCGTCTTCAAGGGAACCTTCCTGAATGGATGTCAAGCGGGATGAATTTGTTGATGCCTTGGAGAAATGAGAACGGTGACTTGAACATGATGGACGCAACCTTTTTGATGCCAGGGTACGGTGACTTTAATGAGTTGTGGAAACTTTTGAATTTCACAAGCGGGAGTGGGTTGCAAATCCCTAACCCTGCGGTGTCGGTGTTGGCTTCCCTTGCAAGCAAACAGAAGTCAAGTGGTGCTCCTTTGTATCGTGATTGGGAACCAGCGGGTACGAAGCTTGCGAAGATTTTTAGTTACGGATGGGATCAGTTCATGCCAGCAATCTTCGGCGGGACTGACTATGACATGTGGGCCAGAGCGATTCGTGAAGAAGAGGGCGCACCTACCGTTGCCCAAGCTGCGCTCAGTTCCATAGGGTTAAAGATGCGCCCTGTCAACCCACAAGAGATGGCACGAAAGAAAGCAGTCATCAACCAGATCCACGAACGAGAGTTCATGTCAGATTTCCGAAAGGCTATGCGTAAAGCAAAGACCCAAAAGGACAAGCAAAAGGTTTTGAAACGTTTCAATGAGATTCGGCAAAGCGAATCATTTGAGTGATTTCATCTTCAAGCAAAGAGCTGTCCTGCCACACTCCCCTCTCGTCAATTCAGCGATGGCTTGCATACTGAGGCGTTGTTCCTTGTTCAAGTAACGTACAACCTCACGCAGACACCACTGGCTTGCTTCCTCCGGGCAATGCTTCAACAGTCTTTGTCTCACATCCTCCCAATAAATCATCTTTCATTCCTTTCAATCCAAGTTTGAACTGCTCGCCTACTTTTTTAGCTTCAATGATTCCCGCTTTCTGCATGATAGACAATGCTTCGTAGAATTGCCGTTCCCCTTGGCTCAAGCTGCGGTACACACGGTTAAGTAAGAGTGATTCGGTGAGTGGACCCTCCGCAAGAATCTCTTTTATTTCCTGGATCAAATGCATACGTGGGTGTGTGGAGAGGGACCGGATACGTGAGCGGGTTTCTGGCAGAATTGCATCGAGGATTGCTTTTGCCTCTTTGATTGATTCGATAGTCAGCTTCAGACTTCCCTTGTTTATCTCAAGGAGCATAGCCAACTTCAGTGATTGTTCGCTCTCCGCTTCCATGTACGCATCGTACTGATCGTCTTGCGTTGGGATGTAAGACTCATAAAATTTGCAGTAGTAGTTGCGTCCCTCTTCAGTCCATCGCATCGGCCCTTCAAACTTGCGGTACTCTTTGAACATCGAAACGAGTTTTGTCCACTCAGAGTTAGGTGGTTTCTTCGGTTCAGCGATGCGTCTGTTGAATGACGGGGGCATCTCGACAATGATAAAACGCCTCATGAAACCGCCTGTGAATGCGTCCTGTGGGATCATGCTTTGGAGCCATTTGGGGGTTGAGCCAGCGATGATTGAGATGCAGTTGTTACGGAGAACTTCTTGCCCACGACCTATGGTTTCGCTTTTCCACTCCTCACGGTAGTCGTACAGGTCGGTGATGAGGCTTACCATGCCTGTGTTGTATTGCTGCTTTCCGAATAAGACGGACATCTCAGGGGCTTTAATTAAACCTGTTGCGTCCCTTGGCCCGATACGGTACATCTCCTTCTTTGTTTGTGGGCTTGCCAATGCGTGAACGATGGCTTCAGGTGTGAGTTTGTCTGCAAGCAAACGAACATCATCGAAGCCTTGGGTGAGACAGTTGACTGCCATGTTGATTGTCGATGTTTTATGCCCACGGTACGGTGGGGCAAGCAAGACAACCCAAATGTTAGGCATCAACTTTGGGAGCAGCCCTTCGTCACCACGTTGAAGCCACACCTTGTTGTTCAAGGCTGCACCTAACGCACACGCAGCAGCAAAGAAACGAAACCTTGGGCAAGCTTCAAGCCCATTGGAAAATTTTAGATACTCCCCTAGCCAACCTTCCTTCGGCAAAAAAGGTGTGATTGAATCGTAATCTTTTCTTTGTTTCATATCGCATGATCTTTCATATCCTTCCAGTTGGGGCCAACGGATACGCTCACCGGAAACGACTTGTCAAGCAGTTCAGGGACGGGTTCTTCCATCACTTGCTTGAGTTCGTGCGCTTGGTCTTTCCAGTTCTGCTTGTCAGCCTGGATTGTGATTGAATCGTGAACGGTCATGCACAAGTGGAAACCAAGGTTGTGAAGCTTGATGAGCGACTTCAGGCAAACGTCACTTCCACTTGATTGAATGGGTGTGTTCAGGGCTTTGGTTACGGTGTCTATTTGACGGGTGCGACCGAACGGGGTTGTGCATCTGCGTGTGGTTGAGTAGATTTTTTCCTGGTTCCTTCGGTATTGCATCAAGCCTTTGTAGCGTTTGATGCACAAGGATTGCCAACGCTCCGCTTCCCGAATGGTCACACCGAACTGACGGGCAATCGCCGTTGGGCCTCTTCCGTAAGCTGTGCCAAAGACCACGTTTTTCACCCACACTTTTTGGTAGTCTTCCAGGTCTTGCCATGTCTTGTTGAAGATGATTTCACCCATTGCATGGTGGGTGCTTCGCCCGTTCCAAAGTTCCTCCATCATGACTTCTTCCATCGCAACGACGGCAAGCACCCGAAGTTCAAGCTGGTTGTAGTCGGCCTCGATGAAGACGTTGCCGGGGTCGGGGATGTAAATGACTCGCATGGGCTTTGGAACGTTCTGGAGGTTTGGGTTCTCGCTTGACAAGCGACCTGTTGCAGTCCCGTCCAATTTGTAATGGGTGTGGATGCGTCCGTACTCCAACCTCTTTGCGACTCCATCAATGTACACGCTGTGTTGCTTGTGAAGGGTGCGGTATTCAAGGAGGAGTTCCATCATGTCCCGCTTGATGTGGCGGTCTTTGATGCACTTCTTGATAGCTGCTTCACCTGTTGTGGGGATGCCGAAGAAGGCCATCAATTGCTTTGGTGAGTTTGGGTTCACATCGTAAGGATCGAAGTAGGTTTCTTTGATCTCCGTAGCTCGTGGAAGGGTTTGGTCTTCGAGTGTGGCAAGCAGGTCGGTGTCTACTTGAACGCCCCGTTGTTCCATAGCGTTCAGTACGTAGATCAAAGGGAGTTCGATCTCTTGAAGGACGGTCATGTTGCCGTGGTCCATCAATTCAAGTTGCTTTTCGTAGACTTGGTATGTTGCGAGTGCGTCAAGGGCTGCGTACTTGTTTCGCCGGGACGCTTCCCAATGAGCGATCCCTTTCATCTCCTTCTTGGTCGGTTTGTAAGGTTTGATTTGTGTGTACTTGCTGCGTAGGAAGTCGAGGTTGCCAGGGAGGTCGGATTCGAGGATGTGTTCTGCGAGGCGGGTGTCGAAGGCCAAGCCTCTCGTTGTGATACCATGACCCTCTAGCATGGCAACATCGAACTGACCGTTTTGTGTGACTTTCTTTGCCGAAGCGTCCTCTAAGTATTTCTTGAAGGGTCGCCATCGGGGATCGCCCTCGTACAAATCAAATGCAATCGCTCTGTCATGCTCGTAACAGACGGATGCACCGATCACGCTGCTTGTACGAGGGTTCAATCCGGTGGTTTCTGTGTCGAATGCAGACGGGACTTTGCTTGCCTCCTCCAAGTAGCGTTCAAGGAAGTACTCATCGACTTCTGTGACAAGTTCCGGTTCCGACTCGACATGGATGTGTCCACCACTCAGTTCGGCTTTCTTAAAGTCATCAATGGCGATTTCGATCCATTGCCTTTGACGCATCACAAAGCTTGGGTGAAGGCAGATCAAGACTTTGCAGTTGTAATCAAACCTTGGCAGCAGGTCTTTGAACGCTCCACGGTTGGACATGATCTTCGCTTCGCCTGTCAAGGTTTTTGATGCGACATCCCCAAGGGCAATGATAAGGGATGGTTGGGAGTGGTGAATGTCTTCGTACAAAAATTGGTGACAGCATTCGATTTCAAGATGGTTGGGTTTGCGGTCTTCAGGAGGAGCGCACTTGGCTACGTTGGTTGTGTCGGTTTTGAGTTTGTTTATGCCAGCTTCTTTGAGTAAACGCCAGAGCATTTTGCCAGCGGGTCCGGTGAAGGGTTGACCTGTGACGGTTTCCACCTTACCGGGGGCTTGCCCCACCATGAGGAAGTTGTATTGTTTGGTTTCAGGGAAGTAGGGTCGGACGTAAGTGTAATTGTTCAGGCCACAGTCAGCGCATGTTGGTTCGTTCGGCTTCATCTTTCGGTTCCCCCCTTAAAATCTCATTTGTCATCGCTTTAATCATTTCGCAATAGTGAATGGCTTTGTTCATGTCGCTGATTGTAGTTGGGGATGGGCGGTGTTCGTTGCGGAAGGCGTATTTTATGATGCAGCATAAGGCGTGGTTCCAA